AGTTAGGCGTCAGGATATGCAACTAGCCCAATGTTTGAAGTACAGGTGGGTGTATGAGTTCTCAGGAAGGCGTCTAGCTAAAGAGTTGGGTACAAATCGCACCGATGTATGGCCTTTGGTAGAACGTTCTGAGATGGCGTTACAGGGTGTTCTATGGAGCGGGGAAATTGATTGAGTATTCAGATATAAAAGACGATTAATTAGCCAATAAATACTCCAATTAAAAGGGGTACTGAAATAAGTTATTCCTGTACCCCTTTTTTGGTTTCGCCTTACTTTTCTCGTTTAGAAGCGAGATCTTTAGCGTATTCTCGTATCTTAGGTACATCCTCTGGATGCGCCCATACTTGAGTTTGTTTCAGACCTTTAGCCTTGAGTCGATCAACGTATGCAACTTGGCGCTGCGCACTGGTGTAGTCGTAGTTGTTTTTAGCTGTCATTTGTATTCCTCAGATAATTACTCTATCTCACTTAAGAACTTCTCAAGTATTTCCTTAGCCTTAGTCACTGCCTCCTCGCGTGTCCTGCTGTGTCCATACATGAAGCACTTCGTTTTACTGGCACTGCCGCACATAACCTGAACGTCAATAGACTGCTGCTCTTTCCCCTGTCTACTGTGCCTCAGAGTATCAGTGATACCAACGGGTAGGTCACTGCCACGGGTGCGTTTCTTGTGACTCACCTGTTTTCCATTACCTGCCTCTGGCCCTCGGCCATTGTAGATAAGGTCGGGTATTCTATTCAGGTCACGCCATGCTACTGCCTCGGTCATCGCCCGTACCGAACCCCCATGCTTGGCATGGTTGAAGAGGCGTTGCTTGTAGCGTAGCGTTTTGCTGTTTTCGTGATAGAAGTATGACACCGGTACGCGAACCAGCCATCCAATGTCATTCCATGAGGTGATGTACGGAGTGGATGAAATAGTCACTCCCTTAATTTATCTTCAACGTACTTAGTTGCTCGACGTACTTCTATTTCAGTCATCCTTGATTGCATATCTTCGGCCATTTCTAGCGCTTGCGCCGACTTTTCCTCGTTGGGAGCGGTCACTGCAAGTTCTAGCGCCAAGCATAGTGCTTCGTAGTCGTTCGTTGGTTTGTTCATTCTTCTTCCTCCCGTTTATTCCATGCTTCTCGCGCTTTGTGTTCTGTTTCAAAGTGTTCAGAACAAGCAAAGCAACTATTACAAACAACACAATTGCCTCCGCTCTCGCCAATTCCGAAATCAGACCAACCGCCGCAGAATGGGCAAGCCTTCAAGCTTTCTTCGTGGTTCTTGTTCGTTGGTGTTTTCATGTTCGGTTCTCAACAGTCAGCGATTTAAGTTGTCTGTCTGCCCTGTTTTTAATTCGCAGGGAGTCGGGTAAGTTGGTTGGCTCATTTGCAATATAGGCTGACGCCACATCATTCAGCGCTAGCAATTCATCTTCAGTTAACGAAGCCTTGTAGTCTCGCAACAGAAGCATTGCCTCGTTATAATCTAACTTGGTAACTTTGCTCATGCTGTATACCCCTTAAATAAATCGTTCATAATCATCTACTCCCTTAGCTGTTCAGCCATTCATCATAAGTTTTTAATGGTTGACCTGTAAAGTCGTTACCATCGCTATCGCCAGCGCAAGACAGATATATCTGGTACTCGCTGTCGTTGGTTCCCCTCGCTTGGGTCTGCCAGTCTTCGTTGTATGTTAGTTGCATGTTGTTATCCTTGGGGCTTGCGCCCCTGTTGGTGGGTTATGGCATTATCGTTGCAAACCCGATATTGTCTTTACTCTCCCAGAAATCATCTTCTGAGGCGTATGCTGTTACTACTTCGTCACTGGTGATTAGTACATAGTCCCAACTATCAGAGCTGATAATTGTTACCATCGAATTCCCGCCCGTGTTCACTTCTCGCGCTTGAATGTTCATATTGTCGTCCTTGGGGCTTTCGCCCCTATTGGTTATTATTGTAACGGTTTCGAGTAAGGCAATAGCTATCCACCCAAGCCAAAACTTTATAACTAGCCCCTAAATATGCGGCATGTTTTGCTAGGTCTTCAACGCTGTCATACTTTCCTTCGTCTGCGCATTCCTGCAAGACAATTGCCGCTTGTGTTTGATCGTTTAAGCGAATGGTTGCACGGGCGCAGTCTTGTAAAAAGCTGGTTGTTTCGTTTTGATACATTTTATTATCCCTTTGGTGGGTTAGATTGAGTCGTAAACTGCCTTCATGACCACGGCGGCAAACCAGATAATAAATATCCATACGCCGAGGTGGCCAGTTTTTAGAGCTTTAAATAGTTTCACTATTTAGCACCTTTGATAGTCTGCTAAAAATAATCGTTATCAATGCAGTGTTGAAAATAAGCGGGATATTCTTTGCCCACTTGTGCGCGTGTAATTCCATAGTCTTCTAAGGCTTCTACAGTGTCGGATATATCACCTATTATCTGGGCTTCATAATTGGCTAGCTCCCTGTGGATTATTGCCGTTATGCCATTCTCTAAGATGTCCTGCTTAATACCCTCAGTGTGAATAGATTCAAGCCCCTCAAAAACTCTAGCGGCGTTGCCCTTTGGAACTATCAGACCTAAACCCATAGATACATAAACAACGCCTTCTTGTTTCTTTTCGTCTAGCTGTTTTTGACCAAAGGCAAAGAAAGCCCCGTTTTCATTCCATAATTTAGTTCGTTTTGCGTTGGTGTAATCGCTTAAATAATTCATGATGTTTTCCCTTAAATTAGTTTAAAGTTGTTCTTTGTAAAAAAAGCGCTAGTGTTGATCCCATCTTTAACAGGGGTTTTTCTGTGTAGTTCGTAGCTGTCCTCGTGAGTTATGACCCCATAATTTCGCATGGTATCCCCAAAAAATAGCATTGTTTCCCGTGTGAAAAAGAACCCGTTTGGGTTGTTGGCTTCGTACTTGTATTTTAGTTCTGAGCTAGTCATTGTTAATACCTCTTTAAATTAAGCCAACAACGTTGGCCAGATATAAGGCGCTGACTACAGCGCCAATCATAAAAAACCTTTCAATAGTGATTTTCATTATTTAGCCCTATTTAATGGGCTTAATGCGATACTTTCGAGCGTGTTTGCTTATGGGTTTTAGATTGTAAAACTCCGTCCCGTTCTGGCCTGTGTATCCCGTGTTTGCTCTTTGTGTAAAATCAAAACCGATTGCATTTAATATCTTTTCCATGCTGGAAACACCACATGCGCCATCTAGGTAGACGGTGCCGTCTGGCCTTAAAAATAGGCCGTAAAACTCTTTACTGCTTTTAGAATAAGACCCCTTTTTCTTAGCGAAGCGTTTAGCTAAGCATTTCAGCTCATTCATAAAAAAGTGCTCTATAAGATCACCAAGCACACGCCCGAAGCGGTCGTATCCAGCCCCGTTAGCTTTTGCCACAGTTACTCCCGTGTATTCCATTACTAGGCGGCTACTAGCATCGCCACGGCAAGACCACTTGTGGTTAAACGAATAATCGTTATTGTTTGCTAAATAAAGCGCTTGTCTTTCAGTGTTTAGAAGTGTGTTCATTGTTAATATTTCCTTTGGTGGGATTATTGTGGCCTAGCTATCGCTAAACCTGATTTATTATACCGTATCATGCAACGGTAAACCATCAATAAACGTTATATTTAACAGTTATTTAGTGCTTATTTAATAAACTGCCAAAGTGGCAGGGCTATTGGCCTTTAACCGTGGTTTAATCCGATCAAATACCAAACTAACCACTTAGCCCAACCAGGTGAGCATCTACCTGGTTGGGCTTTGTCGTTTTAGGAGGGCCGCACAAGTGCCGCCACTAGATACCATGGGCCAACTAAAAAACCACCAATGGGAGACAGCCGCACAGGTGTTCGTTGCGACTGGGAACAAGACCGAGGCATACAGAAAGGCTGGCTACTCCACAAACATGACGGACAAAGCCATAAGCACCAAGGTTCAACGCGTGTTTAATAACGGGGCGGTATTGGGTAGGGTGGCCGAGCTTCAAGCAGAGCAAGCAAAGCTTCACGCTGTAACAATTGAGAGCCTAACCGCAGACCTTAGAGAGGATCGGGCGCTGGCTTACTCTGTTAAAAATCCTAGTGCAGCGGTCGCCGCTGTGATGGGCATGGCAAAGCTACACGGATTTGATAAGCAGATCATATCTGCCGATACTATCAACCCGCCAAGCTTGATAAATATTGCAATAATCGACAGCAAAACGGCAAAGCGTCTCAATGGTTAAAGCTAATAAAAACAACAGCTTAGACTTAACATTAGCTAAACCATTTGAGCCTTTGCTCAAACCAAATCGCTATAAAATCATTTTCGGTGGCCGTGGTTCGGGAAAGAGCTACAGCATAGCCATGCTTTTGGTATTAGCTGCATACAAAGAACCACTGCGCATCCTTTGCGCCCGTGAAATACAGAAGAGCATTACCGACTCAGTGCATCAGTTACTGGTTGATACCATCGACCGGCTAGGTTTACTTGGTCATTTTGAAATACAAAAGACACAGATACTAGGCAAGAACGGTTCGCGGTTCTTGTTTGAGGGCTTACGGTCCAATATATCTAAGGTTAAGTCGATGGAAGGCATCGACCGCGTATGGATAGAAGAGGCCGAAAGCGTGACCAATGCGAGCTGGGACACGCTCATACCAACCATAAGAAAGGATAACTCTGAGATATGGGTTTCCTTTAACCCATTAGATGAAATGGACGCCACTTATCAGCGGTTTGTTGTAGAGCCACCGCCTGGTGCATTCGTGGTTAAAGTTAATTACGACCAGAATCCATGGTTTCCTGAGACGCTAGAAGCTGAAAGGTTACACCTCAAAGCTAAAAACGAAGCGCTTTACAACCACATATGGTTAGGCGACTGCTACGCCAATAAAGATGGGGCTTACTTTGCAGATCACATCATTGATAAGCAGATCAGCACCATACCAGTGGACCGATCGTTACCAGTCAACACGGCTTGGGATCTTGGCATAGCAGATGCCACAGCTATATGGCTGTTTCAAGTGCAAGGCAAGTCTGTACGGTTTGTAAGCTATTACGAATCAAGCGGAGAGGGTATACAGCATTACCTCGATGCCTTGGCAGACTATAAGCAAGAGCATGGCATTCAATGGGGCCACCACATAGCACCACACGACATACGAGTGAGAGAGTGGAGTACAGGTCAAAGCCGTCAGGAGATGGCTGCAAACCTTGGTATTAACTTCGAGATAGCACCAAGCTTGCCAATCATTGATGGCATTGAGTCAGTGCGAAGGCTATTAGGGTCTGCATGGTTCGATGAAGAGAACTGCAAAGCGGGTATTAGATCACTGCGAAACTATCGCAAAGAGTGGGACGATAAGCGCCAAGCGTACAAGACTAAACCGCTACACGACTGGACAAGCCATTGTGCAGATGCGATGAGGTATTGCGCTGTATCGGCTGAAACGTGGGAGTCACAACCCGTACAAGCATTACAACAAACACGAATGAGGCTAGCAGCATATGTTGCTGGTGATTCATCAATAGGCTATTAAATGCACGAAGCTAACGAGTTCGATCAATACTACCAAGAGCAGGAAGTCACAGAGAAATCTGAGCAGGCTGAACGCAATATGGCAGAGCGTCTAAAAGTATTTGGTGTACGCCTACAATCCAAGGCAGAAGATCAAGTTAAACGACGATTCAGCATTGATGAACGATGGTTAGACGATCTACGCCAATTCAATGGGCAGTACGACAAGACCACAGCAGCCACACTGGCAGCTAGTGGGGGTAGTAAACTGTTCGTTAACATCACCCGTAATAAGGTGAATGCAGCAGAAGCACGACTAATAGACATTCTATTTCCAACAGATGACCGCAACTGGGGCATACAGCCTACACCAGTTCCCTATCTATCCAAGATAACTAAAGACGAAGATCCAGTACAGAACGAAGATGGAAGCCCATTCGTCACTGATAAGGGTGTGCAGGTTCAGAAGCGAGACATAGCACAAGGCGTTATAGAAGAAGCCAGAGAGCGCTCTAATGCAATGCAGGATGAAGTCGAAGACCAGTTAACAGAAACAAATTATAACTCTGTAAACCGAGACATGGTTCACGATGCAGTGCTATATGGTACAGGCATCATCAAAGGGCCAGTGCTTCTTGGTAAGACACGGCAGAAGTGGTCAGAAGTAGTAGACGATCAAGGGCAAGTGGCTCAAGTCATTGAAATGGTTGATGATTTAAAGCCAGGTGCAGAACGTGTAGACCCTTGGGACTTCTTCCCAGACATGCAAGCTCGAAACGTAGACGATGCAGAGTTCATCTTCCAACGTCATTACATGAGCAAGAAGGCGCTTAGAGACTTAGCTGACAAGCCAGGATTCCTACGCAGCCAAATTGCAGAAGTGTTAAAGCAAGAAGCAGACAACACCCAAACAGCAACCCACCTACAAGAAATGCAGTCGATGGCAGGTATATCCTCACTCGACAATGGCCGCTTTGAGGTGTGGGAATATCATGGCCCAGTAGAAAAGGATGACCTGATAGCAGCAGGTGTAGATGTTGATGAAGACGATGTATTTACCGACTTTAATGGTGTGGTGTGGTTCAGTGAAGGACGAGTGCTTAAAGCAGTAATCAACCCAGCAGATACCGGAGATATGCCGTACAGCGTATTCAACTGGGAAGGTGATGACACAACGCTATTTGGTGTAGGTATTCCGTATTTGATGCGTTCAAGCCAGAAGGTATTGAATGCCACATGGCGGATGCTGATGGACAACGCAGGGCTATCAGTAGGACCACAGACCGTGATTAACAGCCAGGTTGTGCGTCCAGCAGATGGCAGCTGGCGTCTTACACCGCATAAGGTGTGGGAGCTTACAGACAAGAACGGTAATGTAAACAACGTGTTTGGATCGTTTGAGATTAACAGTCACATGACTGAGCTGATCTCTCTATTCCAGTACGCACGACAGATTGCCGATGAAGAGACCGCATTACCCCAGATCTCCCAAGGAGAGCAGGGATCAGCAACAAACACTGCCAGTGGCATGTCGATGCTAATGAACAGTGCAAACACAATGCTTCGACGTGTAGTGAAGAACTATGATGACGACATAACCCGTCCATTTATTAAGCGGATGTACGACTGGAACATGCAGTTCAATCCGAAAGAAGATGTGAAGGGTGACTTCAGCATTGACGCTCGTGGCACAAGCAGCCTCTTGGTAAAAGAGCAGCAAGCAGCGAACTTAATGAATCTGATGAACATTGCAGCTTCACCATTACTTGAACCTTTAACGCATACCGCAGCGCTATACCGCAAAGTGGTTTCCTCCATGCAGATCGAAGCTGATGAGGTTGTGAAGTCTAGCGAAGAGATCGAGCTAGAAATGCAGAAGATGCAGAAGCAAATGGAAGCGCAACAGCAGATGATGATTCAAGCCCAGCAGCAGCAAGCACAGGGAGCGCCTACAGGCGACCCACTGGCCGAGCAGAGGCTAGCTTTGGACGCACAGAAGATGCAGATGGACGGACAGCTAAAAGGCGCTCAGATCCAAGCACAGGCCCAGAAGCTTCAAGTCGAACAACAGAAGATGGCGTCCGACAGAGAGCTTGAGCTGGCCAAGATGGCAGCAGAAAAGGGCATTAAGGTGAGTGAGATGCGCACTAAGCTGGGCATTGAGCAGATGAAGGTTCAGAGCAAGGATACGTTGTTTGAGAAAGAACAAGCGTTAAAGATGCGAATGGGAAGTGGCATTTAGATGAAGGTTGACGTGTATTCATCTACTTGGGCAAACATAGCCGAGTGGGCTAGTAGTGAAATTGACGCTAAGCATGAACTGCTTGAGATGGCTCGACTGAGCCATGAAGACACGCAGTTTATCCGAGGCGAGATAGGTAGTTTAAAAGCGTTACTGGCCATGCCAACGGATTCGCCGTTGCACATCGCTAGTGGCAGTTACGAGTAAACACAGGGCCGCTAATAATTGCCGCCGAGGGTGTCACTGATGGATAGTACCGAAATAGTAGATGATTTTGATTCAGCATTTGATGAGTTTTCAACTGAAGAAGAAACGACCAGCGCAGAGTTAGCGCCAGAAAACATAGAGGGTGTTGCAGAAACCGAAGAGGTTAAAGCAGCAGAGCCTGAAGCAGCG